ATGCCGGATCCGTTGACATCTTCCATTTCCAACATTGTCTTCACCCGGATGGAAAGTATTGGCCTGCCCCTGACCGGTGCAATCCCTGACCGTACACCTGTCCTCTGTCAGACCGGGCAGATGTCTTATGCCCCCGGCATGAAAGCCCGCCATGTTGTGCCGGGCTGGGGTGCCCAGCATGCCCTGACCGGGTCGGTGACCGTAGAGATTGCAGCCTCGGCCCTGCCACCGGAAACAGTGGGAGCCATCCAGCACTGGGAGCGGTCTGTCATCGCAGACCGTCTGCGGATCACCCCGCCCTCCCCGGCATCGGCAGGCGATACCGCTTATGCCGGGCTGCTGACGCTGCAAACCCGCGACAGTGTGACCACGGACAACGGCAACACCACCCTACGGTACGCCTTCACCTTTGAAGGCGGCCTGTTCGTGCGGGATGCCGCCGCAGAAATCACAGCCGAAGGATACGGCACCGTCCTTTTACCGGTGCCGGGTGCCGAGGATGTTCCCCATGGATAGCGGATTCATTCTGGCAGAACTGGCCCGCAGCCTGCGGCTGGTCCTGCTGCGCGGGGTGGTTACAGACCATACCCCGCAGGCGGTGCGGGTGGAAATTGCCGCAGGCGTTTCCACCGGCTGGCTGCCCTGCCTGCGCTGGGCCGGGGTTGCCGCCAGTCACCGGATCCCCTCGATCGGGGAAGCGGTTCTGCTGGCGGCGCCGGAAGGCAATCTGCAACAGGGCGTGGTGCTGGGGGGGCTGTCCACCGGGGCTCACCCCCCGGCGGCTGATCATGTTGACATCAGCTGTGTCCGCTGGGCGGACGGCACTGAGGCCCGTTACGACACCCGCAGCAAAACCCTGTCGGTGCATTCGGAAGGGGACCTGCACCTGTCGGCGGTCGGCAAGATCACGCTGGAGGCCCGGGATATCACCGTGCGGACCGGCAAAGAAGGCCGCTATCTGGTCGATCACCACGGCATGGCAACCCAGCTGCGCCACATCAGCGGGCCGCAGTTTGAAACGGAAAGCTGGCAGACCGGGGCCATTGTCACCGGCCTGCCAGACCACGGATATCACCCGCCGAAAGTAGAGGACTGATCATGGCCGGCATGAACGCAACCACCGGTCAGACGCTGGACGGGCTGGCCCACATCCGGCAGTCGGTGACTGACATTCTGATGACACCGCTGGGGTCGCTGCTGTGGCGGCCTGAGTACGGATCGCTGATCCCCGGGGCCATCGACCGCCCCATGACCGCCGACTTTGTCAGCTGGCTGGCCCACGAAACCGCCATCCGTCTCCGCCGTTGGGAAGACCGCTGGATCCTGCGCCGTTCGGTGCCGGACGTCAGGCGCGGCGGGCAACTGCTGCTGACCCTGGACGGCACCCTGACCGAAAGCGGCGAGCGCTATGTGTTTGATGTTGAGGTGAAAGGCAGGTGAAATCATGAGTATCCCCCGCGTTCTTCCCGGCCCGACCCCGGACATTGTTGCCCCCCTGTCGGTCGAACAGGCCTATGCAGCGGCGCTGCAGCGCCTGCTGACCGATACCCCCGGACTGTTTGATGCCGGGCGGGAAAGTGACCCGCTGCACAAGCTGCTGATGGTCGGGGCCTGGCACAATCAGATGGCTGTTGCCCGCATCAATGATGCAGTGCGCGCCGTGATGCCCCATCTGGCGCACGGCAAAGATCTGGATGCCATTGCCCTGCGTGCCGCCGTGGCCCGGCAGCTGCTGGACCCCGGTGACGCCACCGCAGTACCGCCGCGCCCGCCGGTTTATGAAAGCGATGAGCGCCTTCTCAACCGCTATTACGGGGCATGGGACCGTCTGGGCCAGTCCGGCAGTGACGGTCTGTACCGGGCGCTGGCGCTGGAAGTGCCGGACGTCCGGGATATCTGGATCCATAGCCCGGAGCCTTGCGACATCACCATCACCGTCCTCGGCTGGAACGGAGCACCGGATGCCGCCACGCTGGATGCCGTGCGGGTGGTCGCCACGGACCGCAACCGCCGCACCCACGGCGACCGCGTCAGTGTGCAGGCCGCAACCGTGGTACCGGTGGACATCACTGCCCGGCTGGTGCTGGCCCCCAATGCCGATGCGGCAACAGCCCGCGCTGCGGCCTATCAGCGCCTGAAAACCTATACCGAATGGCGGGAAACACCGGGGCAAACACCGCTGGGGCGCCGCTGGACAGCCGGGGCCCTGATCGGTGCCTGCATTGTTGACGGCGTGCTGGATGCCACCGTCACGCCGGATGCCGTCGCCTGCCCGCAGGATACCGCGCTGTATGCCGCATCAATCACCGTTGTCACCGGCTCAGCCGGGACGGGATGCGCCTGATGGTTACCCCCGTCCCTTCCCTTCTGCCCAAAACCGTCACCCCGCAGATGCAGGCGCTGGAACAGGCGATGGTCGCCCCGCTGGCATCGCTGCCGGTGGAAACCCTGACGGATCTGTGGGATCCGGCCCGGTGCCCGGAGTGGTTTTTGCCCCATCTGGCACAGGCGGTACGGGTGGTGCTGTGGAGCAGCGACTGGCCGGAAGCCACCAAGCGCCGGATGATTGCCGACAGCTGGCAGATCAACGCCCTGCGCGGCAAGGTCAGCGGCATTGAGCTGGCCCTGTCGGCGATGGGCTGGCCGGGCCGGGTGACTGAGTGGCACGAACAACAGCCGGAAACCCGGCGCGGCACGTTTGCTGTCCGGGTCAACGCCCCGGCTGTTGGGTTCACGTCAGAGGATCTGGCCGACCTGCATGCGGTGATCGGCATCACCAAACGCAAAAGTCAGCATCTGGAAACCTTAACGCTGCCGGAAATCAGCCCCGCTGCACCCCTGCATACCGGGATCAGCGTGCGAATGGTGCATCACCATGCAGCCGGAATGGCGCTGGTCCCGTCCGCCGCTGACCCCGCCGCCACCCCGGACATCTGTGCCGGTGTTCTTACCGTTTCCCGCATGACCCTGTGAGGATCTGATGACTGAAACTGACCCCTACGGCTGGCGGATGACGTCCGCCGGGCTGGCTCTGATCGCCAGCGCGATTACCAGCAATACCCCGATCGGCATCGCCACGCTGGTGCTGGGCGATGGCGGCGGCACGGTGCCGCCTGCCAGTGCCACCGGCATTGTAAACGAAGTCTGGCGCGGCCCGGTCTCCACCGTCCGCCGCGCCCCGGATAACCCGCTGCTGGTTGAGGTGCAGGCGGTGGTGCCGGTGGCAGCCGGTCCCTTCGTGATCCGAGAAGCCGCGATCCTGTCCGCCGATGGCACCCCGCTGGCCCTGTGCCGCCGGAGCGACCTGTACAAGGGCGGCCCGGCAGAAACCCACACCATCGACCTGCTGGCCCGCATCGCCGTGTCCGACGCCGCCGTCATCGACATGACCGTGGACAGCGGCACCTATGCCACGCTTATGGCGGTCTCTGCCGCAATCAGCGATCACGCCAACAGCCGCAACCATCCCGACGCAACGGAGACGGCGAAGGGCTTTACCCGCCTTGCCACGGTTGCCGAGGCCCGCAGCGGTCAGCTCGCGACGGTGGCGGTCCATCCGGCAGGCCTCAAGGCTGCACTGACCGATCTGGTTAATGCCGCACCGGGGGCGCTGGACACGCTGGGGGAGCTGGCCGCAGCGCTTGGCAACGATGCCAGCTTTGCCGCCACCGTGGCCAACCAGCTCGCGCTTAAGGCCCCGCTGTCCTCTCCGGCGCTGACCGGGACCCCGACCGCACCAACCCCGGCAGCGGGGGACAGCTCCACCCGGCTGGCAACCACTGAGTTTGTCTCCGCAGCGGCGGCTGCGGTCTCGTGGTCACCGCATTATATCAGCGGCCTGCTGCTGTCTGTCACGGCAACGGCAGTAACCGTTGGTACCGGTGGGGCGCGGGATGTTGCCGACAGCACCAACCTCAGGCTGATGTCGCCGCTGACCGGCACGTTACAAGCCAGCGGCGGATGGGCTGCCGGAGCTGGCGCGTCTAAGCTCGACACCGGCAGTCGGGCAACCAACACGTGGTATCACGTCTATCTGATCGGCGGGGCCGGACAGCCCACCGATATTCTGTTCTCAGTATCGTTATCCCCGGCCATTCCTGCCGGGTATACCGTCCGTCGCCGTGTCGGGTCGGTCCTGACTGATGGCGGGGGTAATATCGTCCCGATCATCAATCACGTCGGCGGTCACATCACGTGGGGGACCCCCCGTATCGACCTTTCCGGGGCCCCCCCAGGTAATCTCGTTCTTTCGGTACCGCCCGGCGTCCGCTGTTATGCACGCGGGATTATCCAGATCCAAAACAGCTTCAACACCCCGCTCATCAGGCCGACGGACGCAGCCGCGTCATCGCTCTACGGTGGCTCGTTCTGGATCGCCAGTATCGCCGGGTCCGGTCCGTGGTCATGCATCACCGATGCCGCGCGGCAGATCCACATCAGTAACGCAAACTACGCCGGCCTATCGACCGATGCATACCTCGACCCACGGGAGGGTTACTGAGATGTACGTCCAGCGAGATCAACACGGCACGATTGTCGCCGCCTACGCCAATGCACAACCGGGGGCAACAGAGTGGCTTGAGGGCTACCAGCCGCTCCCGGCGATCGACCGCACCGCCGCGATCACCGCCCGACTGGCAGCCATCGACGCCGCCAGCGCCCGCCCCCTGCGCGCAATCATCACCAACACTGCCACCCAGACCGATCACGACCGGCTGGCAGCACTGGAGGCCGAGGCTGCCAGCCTGCGCGCCGAACTGAATACACAGTAACAAGGAGCATAATCATGGTTACCATTCCGCAGACTTTTAACCACGGTGTCCGCCGCGTTGATGATCCCAGCGGGCCGCGCCCGGTGCGGGCGGTCAATGTGTCGGTGATCGGTCTGGTCGGCACCGCCCCCAACGCCGATCCGGCCAAATTTCCGCTGAACACCCCGGTTGCGATTGAAGCCGACGAAACCCTGTCGGCAGCGCTGGGCGAGACCGGCACCCTGCCGCTGGCGATGGATGCCATCTACAGCCTGACCCTGTGTGCGGTGGTGGTCGTGCGTGTCGCTGAAGGCACCACCGACGAGGAAATTGAAAACAACATTATCGGCAAAACCCTTGCCGATGGCTCCCGCACCGGCCTTCAGGCCCTGCTGTCAGCCCGCAGCATCACCGGCGGTCTGGCACCGCGTGCCATCGGCGCCCCCGGTTTCAGCGACCGCCCGGCGGTCGGACAGGCCCTGAAGGGGCTGGCCGAGCGTCTGGCCGGGTGGGCTTTTGTTGATGCCCCCGACACCACCAACGCCGCCGCCAAGGCCTATGCGGCCTCCTTCGCGTCGGCCCGTGTCTACAACCCGGTGTTTGGCCGCCCGCTGGTGCGGGACCGTGCCGGAAACAAAGTGCTCAGCTTTGGCTCTGCCTTTGCCCTCGGGGCGCTGATCCGGCGCCATTTTGAACGCAACATCGCGTGGTCACCGTCCAACACCGATCTGCCGATCCTTGGCCTGTCACAGGCGATTGACTATGTGCCGGGCCGCCCCTGCGAAGCCAACAGCCTGAACGAAGCCCATGTCGGCACCATCATCAATGATGACGGCGTGTTCAAGCTGTGGGGCAACCATTCGTGCAGCGAAGATGAAAACCGCCGCTTCATCACCACGCAGGTGATTGACGACTTTGTCGGTGACAGCCTGCTGCGCGCCTACAAGACCCGCGTTGACCAGCCGATCACCCCGACCTTTTTCGAAGATCTGGTCGAAACCGGTAATCAGTTCCTGTCTGACCTGATCCGCCAGGGGGTGATTCTGGCCGGGGAATGCTGGGTCGACGGTGACCTGAACAGCTGGAGCAACCTGCGCAAGGGGCAGGCGATCCTTCGTTACAAGTGGGTCGATCCGGTTCCGGCGGAAGACATCATCGTCGTCTCGCAGATCGACCCGACCCTCTACACCGCCGTGTTCAGCCAGTAAGTCCAGCAAGGGGATAAAACCATGTCTTACAACGCCTACCGCCACGACTGCGCTGGCTATACCGTCAGCATTGACGGCGGCATGCAGGTCGGCCTCGTTTCCAGCTTCAAGCATCCGGCGCTGGAAATGGCCGGGGAATGGAGCGCCGGTGCCGGAATGTCGGCCAAGCAGTTCCGCCGCTTCTTCACGCTGGGCGAGCTGAAGTCGGAGCTGACCTTCAGCGATTTCAACCGCCGCATGGCCTCGGTCTACGGGCTGTCTGGCCGCAGCCTGATCATCCGCGCCGCCATGGTCGATCAGACCGATGCCACCACCAGCGTGCGGGTCACCCTGCGCGGATCGGTCAACAAGCTGGACCGTGGCGAATGGAAGCAGGGCGAGAAGACCGAGGAAAAGTACGAAATCGCCCTCAGCTACTACCGCCTCGACGCCAACAATCTGGTGATTGATGAAGTCGACCCGGAACGCGGCGTGCTGATCATCGGTGGCAACAACCTGCGGGCCAGGGTCAACAAGGCCCTCGGCCTGCCGTAAGCGGCAGATCCGGCGGGGGCGGCCACACGGCCCCCGCCCCTTTTTCCTGCGCCCCCCCTTTTATCGGATGAGAAACGATCATGACCACCGCCCCTGAACCGACCCTGACCGGCGTTGACTGGCTGGAAAGCGGCGATGCCCGCATCACCCTGCGCCACCCGCTGCGGGTGGATGGTAAAGAGACCGCCACCCTGATCATGCGTTGCCCCAGCCTGCTGGATATCGAGGCGATGGAAACCCTGACCGGCCCGGATATGGCCCGGGAAAAGGCAACCGTCGCCGGTTGGTGCAGCATCACCACCGAAGAGCTGAACGCCATCAAGTGGCCTGATTACCGGCGCCTGCAACAGGTTTATGTCGCCTATTGCGCGGGGACGGCGGGAAATTTTACCGGGATGTCCGCCGCCTGATCCTGTGGCTGGCCCGACATTACCGCCAATCCATCACCGAACTTGAACGGATGCCCCTGAGCCGCCTGCTGGCCTATCACCGGGAGGCGGTTCACATCCTGCAGGAGGAGTTGAAATCATGACAGGGCCCGCCGCTGTCGTCAGCAATATCACAGCCATCGCGGCTTTTCTGGGCGTCACGACGACATCGGCGGAACGTCTGGACAAAGCCCTTACCGCCCTGAACAGCCGCATTGCCCTGCTGGACGGCTGGCGTCAGGCCAAAAAAGCCGTCACCGAAGGACGGCTGGCCTATGAGGACGCACGGATACAGGCCGAGCGTCTGAACCGGCAACTGGCTGCCACAGCCACCCCAACACGGGAGTTGACGGCTGCTAACACCGCCGTCCGTCAGGAACTGGAGCGGGCCCAGACAGCCCATAAAACCAATCTGCAAAATCTGCGCGCCGTCTCCATCGCAGCGAAAGAGGCCGGTCTGTCCCTGAAAGCCGTCAGGACCGAAACCGAACAGGCCACCAAAGGCATCACGGCGATCAACACTCTGAAGACAGCGCAGGACCGGCAGGCCGCCAATGCGCAACGGCTGGAAGATCTGGGCGTCAAGATCCCCGGTGCGGCGGCGGTGATCACCACCTACGCCATACCAATGGCACAGCAGGCCGACGACCATCAGGACCGGCTGGACCGCTATATGGCAAAAGCCCGCCCTGAGTCTGTCGGGAATGCCAACAGAAGCGAGGCCGATCAACAGCAGGATGCCGCATGGCGGGATACCCTGGAAAAGCGTCTTCTGGCGATCAGCGGCCGGACCGGCCGATCCTCTGCCGATCTGCTGCAAGGGCTGGAGGCACAGATCACCCGGGGCGTCTCCCATGATGAGGCTCTTGCCACTCTTGATGTGATCAGCAAAGGGGCCACCGTCACCAAAGCGACGGTGCAGGATCTGTCGGCCCTGTCCGTTTCCCTCCGCCAGTCGATGCAGGTCTCGGGGGAAGAGTTTGCACAATCGCTGGACTCTCTGTTCGTCGCCGGACGCCGTGGCGGGTTCGAGATGGATAAAATGGCGAAAGCCTTACCCGCACTGACAAAGCAGGCAGGCGACCTCGGGATGCAGGGGACTGCGGCGGTCTCTTCTCTGGGGGCATCGCTGCAGATGGCATTCCGGGCCACCGGCAGCAGTGACACCGCCGCCGCCGGGCTGGGGATGTTTCTGGACAAGTTAAAAGACAAGGACGTCACCAAGGCCCTGTCAGACATGGGGATTGATGTCGCCGGGACAGTCGCGGCAGCGGCCACAAATAAAGCCGATCCGCTTCTGGCCCTGATGGAAAAGCTGAACCAAGCGACCAAGGGGGACCCGCTGATCCTGCGGAAACTGTTTGGCGATGACAGGCTGAATACCATTCTGGCCCCGATGCTGAAGGATCTTGAAACCTTCAAGGCGATCAGCAAGAGCAGCCTGGAGGATAAGGGCAGCATCGCCGGTGATTTTGCGAAAGCCGGGGGCCAGTTCTCGGCGCAGATGGACCGGCTGCAAACCGCCATTGCCAATTTCAACGCGCAGGCAGGGACGCCGCTGATCGAAACCTTTGCCTCCGTCGCAGGTGCCGCCGCCACCGCCATCAATTTCGTGACTGACTTTGCTCAGGCCTTCCCCGGCGTCACCAGTGTGGTGATGCATGGCATTGTCGGCTTTGCCGCCCTGAAGATGGCGGTTCATGGCGTCCGCATTGCCACCGCACTGGCCCAGATGCCTGTGCTGGCGCTGTCGACGGCGACAGCCCGCGCAGGGGCAGCCAGTGCCGCCGGAACGATCAGGGCCAACGGCTTTGCCGCAGCCCTTGGCGGTCTTAACCGGATCAACGCGACCGGACTGGATGCCCTGACCGGCAGGCTGGGGCAGGTGCGCCGCGCCATCACCGCCGTCCCCATCAGCAGCTTTACCCAGCGACTGAGCGGGCTGGCCGCATCCGGCTTTCAGGGGGCGGGCGGTCTTACCAGACTGCGTATGGCATCAAGCGTCGCCGGGGCGGGGCTGCTGGCATTGTCGGGGCTGCCGATGCGGGCGGTTGCCACCGGCTTCCGGATCATCGGCATTGCCAGCATGACAAACCCGATTACGGCTCTGCCGTCGATCCTGCTCAATCTTGCCGCTCTGGTGATCGAAAACTGGGAGTCAATCAGCCGGTATCTGACACCGATGATTGATGCCGCGAAAGAGGGGATTCAATGGGCTGCCGGTCTGCTCGGGCTTGGCGAGGCCGGGGACAAACCCAAAAGCAGCTATGCCAATCCGCCAGCAGAAGGAGGCCCTGCCCCCCCCATCGCGGGCGATGACGACAACGGTGTTTCCGCGCCGGGTCATCTGCGACGGGCTGTTGCCACTGCCGCCGACGACATGCAGGCCACTGCCGCGCCTGCCTTTGAAACTGCCGGAGAGCCCGGCGGAAACGGCAACCGTCAGGGCGGGGATACCATCTTCAACTTCACCATCAATGCCCAGCCCGGCACCGACGCCGAAGCGATTGTGCGGAAAGTGATTGAAAAACTGTCCGGCACCCGGGGCGGGCTGACCGTTCCCGGCTTCGGCCGCGCCAACTATGACCCGATCGGAGTGTAACCATGGCCAAAGTCGCACCGACGATGCAGATGCGGTTGGGGCCGGATGTGGTGTTCGACCTGCCGACCCTGCAGTACGACAGCTTCAAAGAAAGCATGGAGGCAAGGATCAGCGAGATTGAAACGCAGGGGGGGCTGCCCACCCAGCAGCATCACGGCTGGAAGCGCGGCATTGATCTGTCAGGGGTGCGGTTTCCGCTGGATCAGGGGGGCATCACCCCGCTGGAAGGGCTGCGCGCCCTGATCCGCAGCGGCACCCCTGCCCTGATGACTGACAGCGCCGGGTATGTATGGGGGGAATGGGCGGTCAAGTCGCTGTCGGTGGACAGCAGGCAGTTTGTCATCGGCAACCATCCGGCCCAGCAGAGCTGGGCCCTGTCACTGGTCTGTGTACGGGAGTAACAGAGATGCGGGTTTATACAGTCGCGCGCGACGCCGTGCGCCTTGACCGGGTTGTCTATGATGCTTACGGCACCCTCGCCGGGGCCTATGAAGCCGTCATTGACAGCAACCCCGGTCTGGCCAAGCGGGTTCTGTTTCTGAAGGCCGGGGATCAGATCACCTTCCCCAGCCTGCCGAAACCGATTGAGGGGGCGGCGCTGCCACAGCGCCTGTTTGACTGATGCAGTCACCGTCTTTTCAGGTCGAGGTCAGCGGGCAGGATGTTTCAGCCGTGCTGGCTGACGGGCTGGTGTCGATCACCGTCACCGACGAACGCGGCTATCAGTCCGACGAGGCCAGCATCGTCTTCACCGATCTACGGACCCGGTACGCCCTGCCCCGCCGGGGGCAACTGATGACGGTGGCACTGGGGTATGGCGGGGCCAACATCGCCTGCGGAACCTACCACATCACCAAAGTCTCGGTCAGCGGACCCCAGCGCAGAATCTCCGTCGCCGCCCGGGCAACCCCGGTTGGCAGCAAAATCATCGAGCGGCGGTCAACAGCCTGGGCTGATGGCCTGAGTCTGGCGGATATCACCCGGTCCATCGCCAACCGGCACGGTCTGATTGCCGCCATCCACCCCGAAGCGGCGGCGATCATCCCCGGCCACCTGAACCAGCAGGACGAAAGCGACCTGAACCTGCTGACCCGGCTGGGGGCATTGCACGGCCTGACAGCAAAGGTACAGGACCAGAGGCTGATTCTGGCCCCGGTCGGACGGGATACCACGGTCTCCGGGCTGCCCCAGACACCATCCCCGCTGACCCCGTCAGACTGTGATGACTGGATGCTGGAGATTGAGGACCGCGATCAGGTGACAGCCGCCCGGGCCGCATGGATCAATCCTGCCAACGGGCGGCGGGAGGAGGTGGTGGTGGGAAGCCAGACCCCCGATGCCCGTACCGAGGTTGTGCCCGGCACCAAGGCAACGGAGCAGGAAGCCTTGTCCGCCGCCCGGGCCCGCCTGAATGCCGCCGCCCGCAACCATCTGCGGGCCAGCCTGTCAGGGCCCGGCCGGCCGGAAATACGGGCCGAAGGGCTGGTGGTGCTTGCCGGGTTCCCTGATGCCGAACTGAACGGGGAGTGGAAAGTCGAAAAAGCCACCCACACCCTGAGCGGAACCTTAAAGACCACCCTGACCCTGACCCCGCCGACCCTGGCATAAAGCACAAAGGCCGCTTCCTTCCGGAAGCGGCCTTTGCCGTAACAGACCCTGTGGCGCAGCCGATTAACGGCTGTATAATTCGACTAAAAAAAACATCAATAAAATCAATACCTTGTGACCTATAAAAAAATCTCTCCAATTTTTTCCCAATCGGTCGAATTCTACCGAAGAGAATTTGTCAACCCAAAAAATATATAGACGTAAAAATAATTTGTCTAGTCTGGAAACCACCAGCGGCCCTGCTCTTCGTCGAGAATCTTCCTGACCGCATGGTCAGGAAGCAGCAGGTGTTGAAGCCCCGGAACGTCATTTTCATCAAGTATTTCTGCGAATGCCTCGCAATCGTCACCGCGCACAAAAATCGTATCGCCATATACGAAAGTATATTCTAGCTGTCGCGCCTGTAATGTGTTGAGAACGAATATTAGTTTGGACAGGGGGAGGGATGGCGAAAGCTCCACCATCCCATACCCATTCTTTGACTGTGGGTATTTCAAAATCGCCACCCTGCCGCAGCGTGAAGCCAGCGCCACAGCTCGTCCCAAGCGCCGGGCAAGTCCTTGACTTCCGTATACATTTTTTTCCTAAGCTGAGATGTCAAAATTTTTGACAAATCCGGTTCGGCACAGGGCAGCAGCTTCAGCACGCCGTCACACTTGATGTAAAACCCATACTCTACCGGATCAAGTTCCAGTTCAATTTCTTCTTTTGTTATTTGTTTGGTGTCTTGAGCATACATAGCAGCAAGCACAACGTGTTCGTCGTCACACCAAGAATACATTACGTTTTTATTCCTGATGAAGTTAATATTGTGTTCGCGGAATATTGATTCAATTTCATGGATTCCGTCATCATCTGCTTCAAACTTGTAATATTGTTTCATTTTAATGTTCCTCCTTAATCAAATGTTAACCCATTTGCCAAATAGGGATGGGACCGACCCCCAATCCTTTGGTTTTTTCAACTTTTTGAAACAATTGTTAAAAAATCTGGCCTCTTTCCCGGACAGGGCTAGCCACCCGCTGGTGTCAATATCATCTGAAAAGTCAATCGAATCTTCGTCAATCACATAAAAAAACGTGTCCTGATCCATAAACCGGCACGGAACATAGGCCGGATTTTTTACCAATGGCGGCAGCTTTCCAGTCACAAGAACAGGGTTTTTTAGGGTTTTAAATGGGAACGAGTGAAGTAAACAGTACATCTGATTCATTTTGCGGCCTCCTATCTCTCTACCACGAAAATATTTATAACGTTGTCAATGATTTTTAAAACCGTAGTTAATGTTTTTTGCTTGATTTTGATAAAAAAAAAGACCGGGAAATTCCCGGTCTTTTTAATCAGAACATGAGTTCGAGAACCATTTGTTGTTCGATAGAGAGCGGCCAGTCCGGTTCCTCTCCAAGAACTTCAACGATGTCAATTTTTTTACCATTGACATACCAGTCTTCAGTTCCGTCAGACCAGATAACAGCGGGTCGGATTGTGCTGTGCCTTCTCCCCTCTGAGTCTTTTTCTTCATTGTCGTCGATACTAAATGGCTCGTCTGCGTCATAAAGTGCCTGATTCACTTTACTGTATTCGCTCCGGTATTCGTTCCAGCCAGAGTATTTAAAATCACAAAAGTTCTTGAAAGATTCTGGAAGGTCTGAATATTCAAGAACGACGCAATATCTCTCACTGCTCTCTTCATCTTCGTCTTCGTCTTCGTCTTCGTCTTCGTCTTCGTCTTCGTCTTCGTCTTCGTCTTCGTCTTCGTCTTCGTCTTCATCAACGTTTGTCAAGTCAGTGGCAGTCAATGTTTCTTTATCTGTTTCTGGTTCTTCCGCAGCATCGTAACTCCACAGCAAATGATACCGGATACTCTCAAAAGTAGTCCACCAGTCGCCGGTGAAATAACACACACACGGGTCTTCGTATGATCCGCCGTCCTTGAAGTTGTATGTGTATGTATCATTCATCTCTCTTACTCCTGTTTACCAGTGATCCAATTGAGAACCATTCTCAAAAGGCTAGGCTTCTCTTTCTTGCTGCCTAGGTCTTCCAGTTTTTTCAACTGGTCGTTTGCCTGCTGTTCTGCCGCTTCCCATGCCTCGATCCCGGTTTCAAGGGCTTCTTTTAACTTATCATTCATCTTCGTCTCCATCATCTCGCGCAAGATAATTACTCAAATATCTTTGCGCCATTTGCCAATATTTCCGGCTTTGATCGCGGCGTTCCTGCCGCTTTTTTACCTCCTCCTCCCGGTGGAAGGCGGCAGAACTTGCCGCTTCTTCCGCCGATGGTTCCCAGCTGGTGAAGCTGGTAACGGTGCCGAATAGTATGTGTTCTTCCTGATATTCCTCCATTTTTACCCCCTCCAAATGTATTTAACTGCCTCAATTGGTAGTTAAACCCACACTTTTAACTACACAACTGCTCAATTTTTACCTTGTTAGTTTCAAAGAACCCGTCAAGGGGGCCGACCCACAGGGAGTCTTGAAACGTTCCGGCAGTCAGTTCAAGCGCCGCTGCCGTCTGCTGTGAGACGATAACCATACTCCCAGTATGGTTAATCTTAACGACCAGAAACCAAGTGTCACCGGGGCCGCAGGCTTCCTGTGCCTGCCGAACCCACCCCTTCAGCTGTGCGCACTCAGTGCGCGTAATCAACTGATTAAATGGGAAATCTTTGTATGCCTTCGCCTCGATCACCATTCGCGGCAGCTCGTCTGGTGGACAAATATCCCCGCGATATTGTCGGGTTTGACCGGCGGAATACCGCATGATTTTGTGACTTTTTACCTCGATTTCTACGTCTCCCCGTCGCACAACGTGCTTGCCCCCAACCTTCGCACCGCTGCCGGGAGTCCTGACAAAAGACCCACCAAAAACGTTAGACAAGTGTGCTGCCACCTCCCGTTCCCATGTGTTACCCTTTTGCTTTCCATTTACCTTTGTCATTTCAAAGCCTCCAATTGCTGTCTTTTATTTACTCACCTCCTACCTCAATTAAATTATGCTTTTAATCTTTTTAAATGCCTCCATAAGCCCGTTTAAAGCCCGTACAGAGGCGGTAGGTTTTTTGCTCACTCCTTCCTTATTATGTGTCTTGAAGCTCTTCAGCGGGCTTCCTGCGCTTTCTGTCTCTACCGTGCCACAGTTTTTATGGGCGTCAAGTCTTTTTTCGCTTGACAATTCTCAACGTTTTTAAATTCGTTGCGAAATGTTCAGTCAGCACCGCGACTGACTGAAAATCTTTGTGTGAATTTCTCTTGATTCCCTGTGTCAAAACCTCCACCGTCTGCCTCGTTATCTGGGCTGCTGATCCGTTAACTCTGTATTTAATTGACAAATGTTGATGCTAAATACCTCTGACAGATCAGGAGGGATTGACAAATGTTTGATGAATCACAAAACCCCGTTCCCATGACTCCCCCGGAATGGGCTTCTCACGTTCCGCACTGGCAATTCGTGCCGGTCCGGGGAAAACGGCCCTTCATGCGTGACTGGCAGGATTGGCCTCACAGCTGGCAGGACGCGGCAGCATATGCGGCAGCTGATGGCATTGGTCTGCTTAATGGCCCTGTGTCCGGTGGGGTCATGAGCCTTGATGTGGATGGCCCGGAAGCTCTTGAATTCCTTGTGGAAATTCACCCAGAATTTGATCTTGATGGGGCGGTATGGTGGACTTCTGGCAAGCCTGATCGCTTTCAGGCGGCGTTTCAGGTTACGTTCCGGCACTGGGACGAGCTGAAGACATACAAAGCCGGTCCCGGTGGCGCTCTGGAATTTCGCTGGCATGGTTCCCAGTCTGTTCTTCCGCCGTCGCGCCATCCTCAGACTGGCGCTTACCTGTGGGGCGCGGCCCCTTCCGGGCCGCTGCCGCAGCTCCCAGACGTACTTATGACCTTCTGGCTTGATGCCTGTAAGCCTGTTCAGCAGGCGCACCCTGTGCGCTCCTATGCCCCGTCAGTGTCAGTCACAGACCCCGAATATTATAGGCTGGTCATCCTCTTAGACCTGATCTCGCGGGGGGGCAGGCTTCCATACTCAGACTGGCTTAGGGTCGTGTGGGGCGCAGCTCATATGGTCGGCCCTGCGCTGGCAGAATGCGCACTGCGTGCGACTCTGGGGGAGGAAAAGGGCGGGGAATATCACCAAATTCTGAGGGGTTATAAGCCCGGTGGCATCACTGCCGGAACTGTATGGTGGTATGCCTGTCAGGTCGCCGGGGAACAGGAAGTGAGGGAGGCGCTAAAAATGTAATAAAATATTGTAAACCAAGGACTTAATGCCGGATTGGTCCATATAAATACTTCCGGCACCACAGAATGGAAAGTGGTCCAAATGTAAAAAACCCATCAAAACGTGAGGTGTAATCATGGGTAATATTGTTTCGTTTCCGCCGCAGAACCAGCAACTTGACGACCTGAAAAACCAATACTTTGACGTTCAGGCCGCAATCGCTGATGTTAAGAATGATTCTGATTTGAGTGACCAAGACAAGGCAACGATGGTGCCGAATCTGCTCGTTCAACTTGGAGGATTGAAGCGGCAACTGAAGGCAGGCGGCGTTGATGTTTCGGCACTGGCGGCTGGCGATGGTGGGGCTGGTGCGATGACTCCTGCCGCGCCACAAGATTTGACAAGTCGGGTTGCTGAACTGATTGAACGGCTTGACCCCTACTATATTAGCAGTTTCAAGTCTTGGTCTATCAGGTCTGAGAGCGGCGAACGTGTACTTGTCGCGCCGGAAGCACTCAAATATTCACATATTCAGGCGCTTGGTGCTGGTGGAATCTCAGAATGGGATTCACAGATTCAATCAAGTGGCAGAATCAAACTGACTGTCGGTGCCTACCCCCCCGATGCTTGCCCCGGTGACGTGTTGAATCTGCTGGATGTCGCGCCGCTGCCTGCCGTGCCTGAATCTGGTCAGCCGCATTGGATTTTTGGCACATTACTTCAGTCTGTCTGTGGCGGTGATGAAGCTGCGGTGGAACACGTCGAACAACTGCTGGTGTTTAAATACCGGAACCCAGCTGACTTTACGATTCCTTGGTTGGTGCTGAACGATGCGGGGGGCACTGGTAAAACCCTTCTGGGGGATGTGGTTATTTCCCACATGTTCGGGCATCGGGCACACAGTGCTAATTTGTCAATCGATGCGGTGGTGGGGCGATTCACTGGTTCTGCTCTGACTGGCAAGCTGACAGGCATGGTCAACGAGGTTCCGGCAGACCGTACAGATATGAATTCGTTGAAGCAAGTCATTGGTTCGCCTACAATTTCAGTCGAGTTTAAGGGCAAGGACCGGCTTGCTGTAAACAATATGTTGTGGTGCGTGATGTCGAGTAACGATAAATCTGGTACGGTTCGGCTGTCCGGGGACTCAACAGACAGGCGCTTCAGTGTCGTGAAGGGCAGCAGACCCCTTAAAGATTGGATTGCTGACCGGCTCGGGGTGCCTGCCGACGAGGCGGAAGATTGGCTTTTCGGCGATGGGCAGCAGATTCTTAAAGATCGCGAACAATTCTCAATTTGGTTTAACTGCCTTCTGACAAAGCATTCTGACCTGCGTTCAGTTCGTGCGTTCCACGGTCGCGCATACCGGGAGTCGCTTGAAACAAGTATGCTGCCGTGTGAACGACTGGCGAGACATATATTCCAAGACGCTAATTTTACGCATATCAGTGTCGCTACACTGTTTGATTATTATTGCGCCGCTGCTGATTCTGCCGGAATTGCTCAAAAGTTCAGAAAGAACCGCAATTCTTTCATTGCTTTTGTCAAGTCGTGGATTGAGCTGAATGCCCCCCATCTGGAATATGTCAGGAACACCACATGGCGCGACGGGGCTGGGAACCGGCAGACCGTGACTGTCATTCGGCGGACTGATGCCGGGCCACTGGTTGATAACAATTCGCAATATCCGGTTGGGGCTTACAACCTCGATCTGTCGTTCCTCGATTGACATATCTACACACCATCACAACAAAACCCCCGGAAATCCGGGGGTTTTGTGTTTGTCTACGCGCCATCTACACAACTCCACACAATATCTACACACCATCTACACAGCTCGATTGAGTTGTGTAGATGAAAAAACAGGCTGAAACCCGCATGAATCCTAGGTTTTTTCATTTCGGATACGTAATATCTACACATCTACACAGCTTTTCAACTTGTTCCTTATATAACCTCTATCTCTCTCTTTATTTCCCCTAGAAGTTAAAAAGTTGTGTAGATGTGTAGATATTGACAAAAAAACCTCTGAAACCCGCATGAAACCTAGCTTTTTTCATCTACACAACTCCATTGAGCTGTGTAGATGGTGTGTAGATATTGGGGGAGTTGTGTAGATATTTTGGCATTTTCACCCCATTTTAGCCAGAAGTCAGCCATACGGTGTAGAACGAGTTTAAAAGCTGTGTAGATGTGTAGATGCGTAGATACTAATAAATACCCCTGTGACTTCACAGGAGAACAACAGAATGATTAATGAAAGTAAGTTGAGTCGGGAGTATTGGCAGGCAAAACAGAGAGCATTGAGGGTGATTGCGCGGGCATTCCGAGAAATTGACAAACTTCATTCCCCAGAATTCCGGGAAATCGCAAAATCATCCGTTGACGAACCATTCCTGCGTTATGTCAAGCGGAATGATGAAGATAAACCCACCCCCGAAGGGGGGAATTGACACAAAAAAACACCCCCTTTCGGGGGTGTTGACATTTTGGCAAATCATTTTTTCAGTCGATCAGCGATTTCCCCCGCGATTTGATTCAACTGGTCCGTAAAGAACCCCGCCTCAGCGGCAGCGCGAATTTTGTCAAAACCCGCCTCGACCAGATCGCGGGGGCCGACCCTGATGGCATCCCTGCCCCCTCCAAAATCCAAACCCCTCCTCGAATAAGTCGGCCTGATCCACCAGACCCCAGCGACTTCCCGCGCCCAGCGGGAAGAACCTCTACCAGTTGATGGCGCTCCCTCACGAAACAATTCTAGCTGTTTATCCAACTGGGTTAGGAAGTTTTGAAGCGGGTCTTTGCCAGTACGAACAGGCATAATTCCCAAATCAAAACCATCAAACCAGTTCTGAACGGGCTGTTCTGTCACACTTTTAGGCTTGGCTGCCATGTCTTTTGCCTCCGATTGAACTTTTGTAAATATGGAAGCAAAAGGGGACGAATAAGTCAATCAATATAGGTGCTGGTATGGATTTTTATAATGAGTTTGGTGAATGGCTGTCAAGAGGGGGAGCTAAACAGCTGCCATACGCGATGATGCGCGCCCTGAACAGTATGAGCTTTGAAGCTCGTCGGGAGCTGATTGATAAGATTGAATCGGAGTTTACCTTGCGGTCAGGCAACTTCATTCCCCGGTCAGTGAGCGTAACAAAAGCAACAAAAGATAGCTTAGAAGCAACAATTGGCATTTTGGAGCGGGCACAATTCCTGACCAAACATGAGGAAGGCGGCACCATCACCCCCGACAAGAAGAACCTCAATGTCCCGACAAGAAAGGTCAAAGGAACTACAAAAGTACCGCGCGCGATGCGCCCAAAGGCGCTGTTGAAGCGAGAAGATGTTTTCACAATGAACAGTCGAAAAGGAAAGGTCATTGCTCAGAGAATGCCCAATGGCGGAACTAGAACTCTGTATGGTCTGGAAGAGAAAAGCACTTATCAACCGCGCCTTCACTTTCAAGATACAATTGAGTCCGCCACACAAAAAAAGTTCTCAGACCTGTTATATAAGTACTTAATAGATGCCCTTAAGTGATAAATAGATGCGTAGGAAGCGAAGCCCTACACACCTCACTAGACTTAGCCCCCTAATGGACCTCACCCATTGGGGGGCTTTTTTTATTGGCAAATTGCTAAATACTTTCATGATGTTGTGTCTGTCTCTCCTCTCTCGTCTCCTGTCTGACACAACATTTAGGGGGGCATCACCAATAAAAAGCTATGGTTGGTAGGGCTGATGATGGTGTCCCCCGCTCCTGTAAATCAGTGAGCAAATGGGTAAAAACAGGAGGCAAAAGGCTGTTTTCTGCTAGGAAAAGGCCATTTTGAGAGAGAAAAAGCCTATTTTAGTCTAGAAAGGGCCTAAAATAGGGTAAAAATAGGCCAAATACGGCAAAAACCGTGCCAAATGGCCCAAAATAACCCCAAAAATGGGTCCCTCTGGCCCTTTTTCAAATTGGGGTGGTGCGCTCGCGCATATGTTTCGCAGCCACTCATAAAAAAAATCAAGTTTACAACAAAAAAATCATCAAAATGACTAAATAATCCTGACACAGATCAGGAGAAAAGCAATTGACTAAGATGAATATCAGTGAACTAGAGATTGAACTTGGAGTCAGCCGCCAGACGCTACACAAGTACAAGCGCCTTGGTGTGATTGTGTCAGATGAACACGGCAAGTTCGATCCTGATGAAGTTCAAACTGCCATCCTTGAATACAAGAATGGCGCTGGTGCCGAACAAGAAACAGAGACTTCAGCATATTGGAAAGCAAGACGCGAAAAAGCTAACGCGCTGCTGGCAGAATTGGAGCTAGAAAAAGAGCAAGAAAAGCTCATTGAATACGACTCAGTAAAGGCACTTGTCGGGGAAGCCGTGACTGAACTGAAGGCAAGTGTGGCCGAACTTCCGGCATCCCTTTCCCGCGCCCTTCTGTCATGTCAGGACGCAGAAGAAGCAGAAAAGCTGATTGAATCTGAACTAAACAGAGTAGTTGGTAAGTTTCGGAGCGCATTGAATGACCTCCGGCACTAAGATTAATCAACTAATCGGGCTGATGGTTGAACTGCTGGAAGAGCAAGAGGTAATCCCACCAGCTGAATGGCTGGAAGAACATATGATTCTTAGTTCTGCCGGGGGGTCTGCCATCACCGGGCCGGTGCGGTGGAGCAAACCGCAGAGGGATTTGTTAAATTTTTATGGCGCACCGGGTGCGCAAAAGATCGTCGTTGTCGGCGGCGCACAGGTCAGCAAAACCACAATGTTAATGGGGCTTTCCTTGTGGGCAGCAGTACATGAGCCTTCCCGCCAGCTGATCGTTAGCACAGACGAAGCCAGCGCAGCTGACTTGTCAAACACCAGACTGGCGAGTTTCATTCAGGAAAGCCCACTCCTCACTGAACATTTTGCGGCTTTTAAGTCAAGAACCGCACAAAATACTATTCTTTCTAAAAGTTTCCGGGGGGGCAGTGTGACCTTTGCGTCACAGAACAGCCCGTCTCAGCTGCGCGGGAAAAGTATCAAACATTTGTTTTTGGAAGAAGTGAGCGGCTGGGGCGGAACCTCCGGTGGAGAAGGTTCCCCCGTTCAGTTGGCGCTTAATCGCGCCACCACGCATAAGAAGATGCGAGCTGTTGTTAACTCAACCCCCGGAACCCGTGACCTATGTCAGCTGGAACCACTCTGGAATGACTCAGATCAGCGCGAGTTTTTTGTTCCTTGCCACCATTGCGGGCATGAACAGGTCTTGGATTGGCGGAACAAAGATGGAACATTCCGCGTCAGGTGGGAGCGCGACGAAGTGGACAGACCATTGTTCCACACCGCGCAATATTATTGCTCGTCGTGCGGCGAAGGCTGGAATGACACGGAACGAAAGAAGAACATCAACAGGGGGGAATGGCGCGCCACCCGCTCCGGGGGGCAATGGATTGGCTTCCGGTTTCCGACGCTCCTGTCAGACTTAACCAGCTTGGAGCGGCTGGCGATGGATTGGGAAAGCACTAAAACAGGCGGCTTGAACGCACTTCAGAGCTTTGTAAACAACAAGTTAGCGGAATGGTGGTCGGATGCTGGCGCAAGACCAGACGTAATTAAGCTCAATGACAGAGTTGAAAGCTATTCACCACAAACAATTCCCAATGAAGTGGTAGCACTTACCTGTGGTGCTGACGTACAGAAAGACAGAATTGAATTGGAGATTGTCGGCTGGGGCGCTGGTCTGGAAAGCTGGTGTATAGACTATCGAGTAATTCCGCTTCCGCCAGAAGACCCTGAAGCATGGGACCAGTTAAAGACCATTATTTCGCAGCAATATACGCGAGTTGATGGGGTAGTTCTCCCAGTTAAACTGACGTTTGTTGATACGTCATACGAATCAACGAATGTAACAAATCAGATTGAAAGACTTAATAGAATCGCCCCCAAAACCGGCCCTATCCTTGGGGTACGGGGTAGCAACACGTATGACTCCCCAATCATTTCCCAGCGAATCACAGAACTGAAAGGCAATGGGCGTAAAGTTCTTACGGTTGGAGTTAGCAAGGCTAAGGAACAAGTATACACTTCGCTAGAAATTGAACCATTACTAGATGAAATTACTAAACAAATCCAGTCAGGTAAGAACGGATACTGCCATTTCCCAGAACACCTGCCTGATAATTACTTCCGTATGCTTACGGCGGAAGAGAAAAAGAGCAAAACTGACCCCAAAACAGGCAGAAAAACACACTATTGGTACTGCGCCTCTGGCGTCAGAAACGAAGCACTTGACTGTAGAGTGTACGCGCTTGCGGCAGCATATTCCCTTACTTTGAACATGAATGAGACACTAAAACGCATTGAAGACACGAATAAAGGCACGCAACAGGCACGTCAGCAGCAAGCAAATACCCCATCCCGCATAAATACTTCTACTGGATTATTCGCGAATGGTGGTAACAATGGACGTTTTTCAAGGTTTTAGTATTCATGTTGAACCAAAGAATAAGCAACAGAACGGCGTTTATTCTTTGATTCTATCCGGCCCTGCTGCCCTGTCAGTGGGTGGCGATGCTGATGGCGTGATGCTTGATGAAAGCGCAACCAGTGCGCTACCAGCTGGTGAATATGACTATTATCTAATTTTCACATCTGACGCAGGAAGCCGCCAGATCGTGGAACAGGACAGGCTGACCGTCAGGTCTGCCCCCGGCGCTGTCACTGACGTTCGTAGCTTTGCCGAATGCGCACTCAGTGCGCTGGAAGCGGTCTTGACCAATCAGGCAACCTTCGAACAGCAATCATTTTCAATCGCAGGCAGAACCCTTCAGAGTCGGAGCTTGTCAGAGCTGGTGAATTTGCGAACCAGTCTCAGAAACGAGGTGGCGCGGGAGAAGGCCACACGCGAAGGCCGCCCCGTGATCGCCTCCTCCCCCATCATTTTTAAAAATTAATTAATAGGTGTAGATATGAATTGGAAGTTTTGGCAACGGAAGAACAAATCAGAAACGGAAGTGCGCAGCGGATGGGGCGACTTCAACGGGTCCCCACTTCAGAACACCTTGGGCCTTACAAATCAAAGCAATAAACATAAAATTACGAACAATCTGAAAGGCGCACGGGGTGCTTCCCGTCATGCCGCCAGCGTAAACCCTTACGCGGCTAGGGCTATTCAGCTGTCTAGAATCAACACCCTTGGTTCCGGCCTTCGCCTGTCCCTTCGCCATCATGTGGACTTCCAGACTGTGACGTTGGAAGACCTGAAAGCCATTGAAAATCTCTTTTGGGAGGCAGGTAAAAGCATAACTGTTGACGGAAGACACACATTTAAAAGCCTTTTGGAGCTAATTGAACGTACTGAACTGGTGGATGGTGAATGCTTTATTCGGCTTTATAAGACGGACGAAGGCATCAAATGTCAGGTGCTGGAAAGTGATCAGGTAGACGAAACGATCAATCGTGAACTTCCGGGTGGCTCGTTCATCGCAAATGGCATTGAAATGAACCAGTTCGGCAAAGTGACGGGGTATCACGTAAGAACAAGCCTTGATGATTACTATATTCCCAACGGCAAGACTGTATTCATCCCGGCAGAAGAAATCATTCATGTCTTCCGGCAAGAAAGCGCCTCTGCTGTTCGGGGGTTTCCATACTTTAACAGCTCTTTGTCTAAACTTCAGTGGGTCGATCAATTTCAGGATGCCCACCTGCTGGCATCAAAAAAAGCAGCAGTTACCGACTCTTGGCTAGAAGCTGCTGATATGGGCTTCGGGGATGTTCCGCAGGTGCCGTTTGAATTGGGTAGTACGCCAGTTATTCCAGCTGGATTGAACTTAAAGTTCACAGAAAGCCCGTTCCCGAGCGCAGAACACGCAACAGTAATTAAGTCAAGTCTCCGGGGTGCTGCCGCAGGCATGAACCTGTCATATAATAAATTGGCGGGTGACTTTGAATCTGTAAGTTATTCATCTCTGCGAGAAGACAAACTTTTAGAAAAAGCACACTATAAGCGCCGTAGAGAGTTCATCATTGAGAAATTCTGTACTGTATTCTTCAACAAGTGGGCAGCTTTTGAACAGGAACTTGGTAATATTCCGGCCTATGTTGAGCTGTCTGAACTTGATGATGCTGCCGTCTGGTCTGGTGACGGGTGGGAGTGGGTCGATCCGCTGAAGGATGCGCAGGCAATCCAGCTTCAACTTCAACTTGGTCTTGTCACTCCATCGGAAGCCCTACAGGAACTTGGCAAAGACTTCCGGGACCACCTTAGCCAGCTAAAGCAAGATAAAGCCCTGATGGAAGAGTTCGGAATCACCATCGGGCAGCTTGCTGAAAGCATTAAACCAGATAATACAGCTGAATAAGGTCATAAAAACATAAATACAGGCACCTAAAACTAATAAAGGTGCCTGTAATTATGGATAAAAAGTATTATCGCGCTGGATCCATTGAACACCGTGATGGTGTCATTACCCTGTCATTCGCCAGCGAAGCCCCATATCCGCGTAAGTTCGGGAACGAAATCCTCTCGCACAAAGAAGGAGACGCGGATTTCTCGTTCATTTCCAGCGGAAATGCCCCCCTCCTCCTCGATCACGATCACGAAAAGCTAATTGGTGTTGTGGTCAATGCCACTATTCAGGATTCGCGATCAATTGCTGAAGTTAAATTCAGCAATAACCAGCTGGCGCAGGAAGTCTTGAAGGACGTGCTAGACGGAATTCGCAAGAATGTGTCCGTTGGCTATGTCATTACGGACATGAAGAAGACTGGTTCTGATGTTGTTTGTAAGTGGAAGCCGTTTGAAATCAGTCTTGTGAGCGTTCCAGCTGATGAAAGCGTCGGCATTGGTCGCGCAATTGGAGAAGAAGACGAAGAAGAAGGCACTGAAGGCACTGAAGACACGGTTGAAGAGGTTGAAGACACGGTTGAAGACACGGTTGAAGACACGGTTGAAGACACGGTTGAAGGCACTGAAGACACGGTTGAAGACACGGTTGAAGACACGGAAGAACCGGCTGAAGATGTGACCGTTGAAGTCACTGTTGAAGAAGAAGACGAAGAAGAAGATACGGAAGAAGTCAATACTAAAAATGCCTCCATGATAAATAAAACGAACAATCGTTCTGTTTTTGATATCAAAAGAGGTAACAATATGACTGAAAATATTACCCGCACGGCTGGCATTATTTCTAACCGTGGTTCTGATTTTGACTTTGCCGGGCAGCTGCGCGCTGCCACTGAAGGCGGTTCCCGCTCTTTCCAGCTGCCGACTGAAACCCTGTTCCGCGCCTCTACCACTGCTGGCGTAGGTGGCGAATTTACCACCATTTCTCAGGCTGGGGTTGTGCCAGCCCTGCTGAATGCGTCGGTTCTGGCCTCCCTCCCGGTGCGAACGCTGTCAGGGTTGACCGGTCAGGTTCAGATCCCCGTCGAACTGTCTGTTCCGTCTGTCGGTGCCTACAACGAAGGTGCTACTGTTAGCGCCTCTGACATTTCTACCAGTGGTATTACGCTGGTGGGCAAGCGCCTACAGGCTGTTGTTCCGGTCAGCATGGAACTGATGTCGCAGGCCGGTTTCAGCGTCGAATCCTATGTGGTTGATGCCCTGCGTCGCGCACTGAGTGCGCAGTTTGAAGCCTATGTTCTTGGCAAGGTGCTGGGAACCGCTGGTATTGGCTCGGTTGATGCCACTTCCGGCTTTGGCTTCACCGAACTGGTGAGCATGTCCGGCATGGTCGCGGCTGCCAATGCTGTCAATCCGACTTACATCTTCAATAGTAAGACTGAAGCCCTGCTGAAGCGCACCCCGGTTCTGGTTGGTACAGACTCCTACCGTTGTATTACCCAGAAAGGCACGACCGCTGAAGGTAGTAACTACCTCGTTACCAATCACCTGACGGCCTCCCCGAAATCGGTGGGTCTTGCCGGTGATTTCAGCCACCTCACCGTGGCCGACTGGGGCGCTCCTGTCGTTCTGGTTGATCCGTATTCGCAGAAAAACAAGGGCCAGATTGAAGTCTCGATCAGCATGATGGTTGATGCCGCCGTGACCAACCCGGCTGCGTTCGTGAAGGCTATCAATATTACTGCGTAATGGCACTGTAATCGAACACTTGAATAAATACCGGGAAGCAATTTCCCGGTATTTTTCATTTGGAGAATGACATGAAAGCCAAAGCAATTAGCAACTTTAACCTTAATGGGCACGTCTCAGAAGGTGACGTGATTGAAATTGACGTTGAAATGTTCCACACCCTGAAAGCCCTTGGGCGCGTCGTTGAACACATTGAAGATGTAAAAGAGAAGGTTGAAGAAAACAAGAAACCCGTTACCCGCAAGAAAAAGGTGGCGTAATGGTTGGTATTAGTTCGTCTCAAATCGGAATGATGATTGGGCTGATTGGTGAAACAGTAACAATCAACCCCACAATGCCGACTGAAAAAACCATCAAAGCCTTGTTCGATGCCCTGCCACAAAGTGATGAATTTAATGACCTGCGGCATACCAGTTACGACCCAAAATTGACGGTTAGATCGGAAGATATCGGCGGATTTGAAGATGGTTTTACCGTTCAAATCCGCAGCTTGATGTTCAGAACTGCGGATATTCAGAACGATTATCAGGGTGTATCTGTGGTTTATCTAGTCGAAACCGGGGGAATGTGATGCTTCACAGACAAGTAATTCGTAACAAAACCGTTGATATTCTATCAAATGTCCTGCCGATGCCGGTTCTAAATTCCGAGCTGGACCCATCAAAGCACCTGATTGGCAAGGGGAACAAGGCTTGTATCGTCGTCACTACCTCTGACGAACGCGCCACTTCAATCGGTAATTCACCACTGTTCCGAACAAATACAACTTTAAACATTGACCTTTCTGTGGAAACATCAGGCCAGAATTACGGGACCGCAGTTGATACCATCACGGCAATCATTTTGGCCTCCCTCTATCAGAATGGCGCATGGGTAGACTTGTTTGAAGAAGTATCTCATTCATTTCAAGATGGCTTCCTGAACGATTCCAAGCAAACGGTAGTTCGTCAGTTCAAGTTTGATTGCGTGTATAGCGAAAAGTACGATCCGTTAATTGATTCAACTGGAATGATTATTGATGCCCTTGACACTATCTTCATTGAGGAAGATATAGTTGAAGCAGATGGCATTATTGATTCGGAAATTGAAATAAAACTAAACACGTAATCAAAATGAACAGAATTATAAATACCCTCAGTGTTAACACATTTGAGGGTTTTTTACAGTGAAATACGCACCAAAGAAACAGGAAGACGGTACTCCCCTGACCGTTCGGCATCCTATAAGCGGGGAAGTTCTTAAAGAAGTTGATCTAGATCAGCTGGAAGGTATTGAACGGGCTGCCATTAAGCGCCTGATTGCTTCCGGGGATCTCGTTCCTGTAATTGAAAATAAAAAGGGGAAATAATAAATGGCTATTTCTTTCGGTACTATCCCGTCTTCTGGCCTGATGAAGCCGTTGTTCTATGTGGAAATCGACAATTCCAAGGCCAATATTTACAGTCAGGATCACAAATTCCTGATTATCGGTCAGAAGACTTCTGCCGGGTCTGCCGCCACTCTTGAACCTGTTCGCGTTAGTTCTGCCGGGCAGGCGCGGCAGCTGTTTGGCGCTGGATCGGTTCTGGCTGGCATGGTTGCCGCGCATTTCGCGAACAACACCATCATGGATTGTGTGGCTGTGGCCCTGCCCGAGCCGACTGGTGGCACTGCTGCCACCGGAACCATCACCATCACGTCTGCCCCCACCTCTGCCGGAACCATCTTCCTGTACGTGGCTGGAACCCGTGTGTCTACGAATGTTTCTGCCGGTGACACTGTCGCCGATGTGGCCGCGAAAATCGTCAGCAAAATCAATGGTATGCCTGATCTGCCGATCACTGCCACCGCTGCCGCTGGCGTCGTGACGATGACGCACAAGCAGGTGGGAAGCATCGGAAATGACTGCCCGATTCTTGTCAATTTTGGTGGCGCGGATGCTGGCGAATCCCTGCCCGCTGGTCTGGCGCTGACTGTCTCCCAGATGGCTGGGGGCGCTGGTGTTGTTGATCTGACTGACCTGTCTTCCATTCTACCAGAAGGCGATTTTGAATATATCATTTCCGCCTATTCGGATGTGAATTCCCTGAACATTCTGCGCGACTTCATGGCTGGCCGCTGGGGATATTCAACTCAGCGTTATGGCCACGTGTTCACCGCCAAGGCTGAAACATTCAGTGAACTGGTGACGTTTGGTGAGAGCCGCAATGATCCGCATGTTTCAATCCTTGGTTGTTATGGTTCGCCGTCCCCGTCTTATGTCATTGCTGCTGCCGCTGGTACGGTGGCCGGTCGGGAACTGACAAACGATCCAGCCCGGCCTATTCAGTCTCTGGTGATTAAGGGTGTCGTCGCCCCCAAATCCACCAATGATTGGGCTTTCAACGAAGCTAACATCCTCCTTTCGTCGGGCATTGCTACTACTAAGGTCGTGTCTGGCGAACTGGTGTGGGACCGTTGTGTTACTACTTTTCAGAAGAACCTGTTTGGTGACTCTGATATCTCCTTCCTTGATGTGGAAACGCCCGCGACCCTTGCCCGTGTCAACCGTGAGTTGCGGTCTGTGATCACCAGCAAATATGCGCGGCACAAGCTGGCCGCTGATGGCACGCGCTTCGGGGCCGGTCAGGCCATTGTCACACCGGCCATCATCAAGGCTGAACTGATCGCCATCTACCAGAGGTTGGAAACCCTTGGGCTGGTTGAACGGTCTGACATTTTCGCCAAGGGGTTGATTGTGGAACGCGATATCAGCAATCCGAACCGGCTGAATGTGCGGATGAACCCGGATCTGATTAATCAGCTGCGAATCTTTGCCGTTCAGAATCAATTCGTGCTGGAAAGCAATTAAGGAGTAAAGAACTATGGCTAAATCAAATCATATTGGTGGGATGGCAACCATTGTACTGGATGGTACTTCCTTCGATACTTCTGGAACCTTCTCAATTACTCCGGGTGGCCCTACCCGCGAAGTAATGGTTGCCTCGAATGGTACTCACGTCTACAAAGAGACTTTCGCCGCTGGTGTAATCAGCGGTGAAATCTACCTTTCTGGTGATGTAAATGTCACTGACCTGAAGAATAGCACTGGTGCCACTGTAGTATTGTCGCTTTCCAACGGAATGACTTTTACTATGGATGAAGCAATCCCGACTGGTGACTGGCAGGTTTCTGTTGATGGCGGCACTATTGCTGTTGAATGGTCCGGGGCGGTTACTCAGTCTTAACTTAAAATGGGCTGAATTTATAAATAATGATGGGGAACATTCCCCATCATTATTTTTTTAGGAGACTGAAATGTGTGTCATTGAGCTTGAAAACCCTATCACTATTGGAAACAAGACCATCGAAAAACTTGAACTGCGGGAACCTGTTCTTAAAGACTTGTACGGGCTCGACTTGAGCGCATCTGAAAACCAGCTGGAACACACCGTGAAGTTGATTGCGCGGCTTGCCGGTCATTCTGACGTTGTGTTTAGTAACCTCCCACTTGGGCAGGCCAAAGAAATCATCGCAAAGTCAAGTGATTTTTTGTCCTCTGCCCTCAGCTGAACCGATTTATCGAAACTGTTTTTGATCTGGGGCGGTATTGGGGCTGGGGCCGTGAAGAAATAGACGGGTTTCCGCTAAATAATGAATACCTCGGTACTTGGCTCTCACAAACGGAAAGAGTAATTGGTAGAGAGGCGGAAGCATATAAAAAGTAATAGAAGGTGATTGAATGAAGAGTTTTTCCATTTCTGCCATTTTCAAGGGCGTGGACAAAATAAGCGAACCAATTAAAAAGATTGGTTCGTCCATTTCTTCAATTCAATCACCCGTTGCTTCTACGAATAAGGCTTTGTCTAAAATTGGGGAAAGTGCCTCTTTTAAACGCTTGAACCTGTCCGCTGCCCAATTTAAAGGCAGTCTCAACGACCTCAACGAAAAAGTCGGCGGATTTGGTGAGGTGCTGGGATTGGTCGGCGGCTCGCTAACGCTGGCAGGTGCGAAGGAAAAATTTGATGAAGTAGCTGAAAAAGCCGCTGAAATCCATATGTGGACTAACAAACTTGGCCTAAATGCGACTGAGTTTCAGAAGCTGGGCTATGCTGCCGCTGGCGTCGGAGTTGATCTCGAGGGGGTTGGCGACGGCCTCCAAACCCTCCAAGAAAGCATGATTGATGCGTTGACGGGTGCCGAAGACCATAAAAAAATGTATAAGTCTCTTGGTATCAGCCTAAAAGACAATAAAGGCAAGACCAAGGATGTGATTCAGGTCTTCAAAGAGCTGTCTGATAAACTACAGAAGGTCAGTGATCCAGCAACCAGAACCACTTTTATTTTGAGAATGTTTGGCGATGAGGCTTCAAAACTATATAACGTCATGGGAGAAGGCTCAAAAGGGCTTGAAGAACTTGGCAAACAGGCTGAAGACCTTGGCTTGATCATGAATGATGATGCCATGACTGGCGCGAAAAACTGGGCTAGGGCTAACCGTGGATTGAGTAATGCTCTGGCTGCTGTCTCTGCTGCCGTTGGAACATCATTAATGCCTGTACTCATTCCATACATTGATAAGCTGTCAGAATGGATTGTCAATAATAAGGCACTCGCATCTACTATTGCTGTATCCGTTACTGGTCTGGGTATGCTCGTTACTGTCGTCTCTGCTGTAGGTCTTCTCTGGGGGCCTGCTGCTGCTGGCGTGAAATTGTTTGCGTCTTCTTTGGGATTTGTGACAAACGGCATCCGAGTAATGACCGCTGCGGCCCTGTCCAACCCAATTATTTTGATTGCTGCGGGCATTGCTGCTGCCGCCTATATGATCTGGGATAACTGGTCGCCCATCTCCAAGTATTTCTCTGACATGTTCTCAGGTATTAATGCCGCATTTGATGAAGGATTTGTCAACGGGATAATAAAAGTTTTTGAGGAATTCAATCCATTGAAGTTGACGATTGATCTTTGGGGTGGCGTCCTTGATTATCTATTTGGATTTGACCTGTCAGGCGCGGGTAAACAGATTGTCGGTTCTTTAACCGCTGGAATTAGTTCTGGATTTGGTGAGCTTTATTCTGTAGTTCAATCGGGGCTGAACGCCATCAATCCGTTTGCTGATGGGGGCGGAACCCTTGCCATCGCTGGCGCACCGGGTGCGCCTGTCCCGTCCCTCTCACAGCGGGCAAACGAACGGATTGCGCAGGGGCCTGCCTCTGTTGCGCCGCAAATCAATTCACAAAATAACGTGGTCGTCAATCTGGAAAACACGCAAAACGGGCTAGTTGTTAAGTCCGTTGATGGGTCCGGCCCGACTAGCACACAAATCAATCAAAGTAATGTGGGCGCACGTAAGCTAACAAACTGACAAAAGATAAATACCCCATGATATTTGATTACATGGGGTATTTTTATAATGAAAATCAATAAGATTGGAGACGTGGAGTTTCACGTAAACAACATCACGGATGAATGCGGAAACCGCCTAGTTACTCACGAATACCCACAGCGAGATGTGCCATTTATTGAGAACCTCGGGAACAAGGCGCGAAAACTGACCATCTCCGGGGCACTGTTTTCCGACGACGTGAGCGCACTTTGTGCGCAATTGACTAAGATTTGTAATGGGGCTGACCCGGTAAAACTGACCCTTGATCTGATTGGGGAGTTGGAAGTTTATTGCGAATCGCTCTCACTTACTCACGATAATCAGTCGCAGCGGATGGCTGCGTTCAGCCTGACGGTTCAACCAGTGGGAGAACAGCGCTACCCGGAAGGCAGAGTCAGCACGTCTGACAGGGTTGTGGAAACAGCCGATGCGCTTGATTCAGCTTCCATAACTAATTTTATCAACACTTTTGATGTGGCGGGGTGGCCGGGGTACGTTCAGGAAGCCGCTGAATTTGCTGCGGCTTCGACAATCGAACTGCTGGGGGCGACACTTGGGGTTGGTCTAGACGGCGGGGCGCTGCTGGCAGTCGCGCGCAACCCGGCAGGTCTGGCGGCTGAATTTGTCAAACTTTTTGGCGGTGTCCATGAGATGCCAGGAATTGTTGAAGGGCTTTCTACCTTTCAGGACTCACAGCCAGTCGTTCAGGTGCCTCGGCAGACCGGCACCACTGCCCACCGGCAGGCATTAAATGCTGCTGCCATAAATCAGCTGACAAATGTTTTGTCAGTGACCACGGCGGCCCGTGCTGCCGCCTCCAATGATGCCCCAGCGTATGATGATGCGGTCGGTGACATGAACACCATCACGTCAATGATTGATAAATCTGTCACCAGCTCTGCGGCTGGTGGGGCCGGTACGGTATCTCTGTACCGTGAAATGAAGGCTCTCCGGGCTTCCGTAATCACTGACACCACGGAACGGGCTTCACGTAAGCCTCGCGTCACGGTAGCCAGTTACCGTGATCGCCCTTCCCCACTAATCACAAGTTATCGGCACCATGGCACATCCCGCCGTGAAGCAGAAATCATGACACGAAATAATATCGTGTCACCATTTATAATCCCAGATGAATATAAGGTGTTGACTAAATGAATAAAGTATGGGTCAAGGTCAATTCTGTTCTCTATGGCGGCTGGAAATCCGTAACTATTACTCGCTCGTTAGAGGCAGCAGCAAGCACCTTCGCTATGGATATTAGCGAGAAATACCCCTCGACTGGCGAACAACTCACTCTGAAGCCGGGGGACAAGGTTCAAATCCTAATTGATAACAAAACAGGTGAAGATCTCGTCGTCACTGGAGTAATTGACAAAGTAGAAATCAGTTATTCCGGAACAGATCACACCAGAAAAATCAGCGGACGAAGCCTAACGAGCAAGATTATTGATTCCAGCCCGAAGGTAAAGACAACTCAATTCAAGAATATGACTGTATTGGATATTGCTAAATCTCTTTGTGGCCCATTTGGGGTTGATGTTGTACTTGCCCCGAACACAGATCAGGGGGCAGCTGTTCCAGTGTTCACGTTAGAACAAGATGAAAAGGCATTTGATGTCATTGAGCGCTTGTGCTGGAGTCGAAAACTAATCGTGACTGACGATGCTGAAGGCAGGGTAGTTCTCTTCAGTTCAACAGCTGAACGTAATAGTTCAGGACTTCAGCATGTGTCAGGGGCAAAGAATAACAACATTCTATCAGCCTCTCTTACGGCAGATGACACTAATCGCTTCCAGTTTGTGACAATTAGGGCGCAACAAAAGGGAGATGATGAAGAGTTTGGTGAGTCAAAAAACCAGATCAGTTACACGGCTGAAGACACACGATGTAAAAATGGCAAGCAGCTGACTAAGAATCTGTCAGGCGAAGGCGGATTATCTGATTGTAAGGCGCAGGCAGAATGGGAGGTTTCCGCAAGGCGGGGTGAAAGTCAGATTTGGAACATCACTGTTCAGGGCTGGCGGCAAGAAAATGATGCTCTGTGGCAACTCGGTCTGATTCAAGTAAATGATGACTTTATGAATACGTCAAACGACTTAGTGGTAACTAGCATTACGTATTCGCTTGATTCTGCTGGCACAAAAACGCAAATGACCATCAAGTCAAAAGAAGCGCTTGAAGTTGACCCTGCGAAGCTGAAGCCAAAGAAAGACAAAAAGGGCGAAGATGATGGCGATGATGGCATTTATGCGCAGGTGCGAAAAGACGTTCAGGGGAAATAAAAATGAGCAAGAATCCAGAAATTAGAGTTGGAGTTATTAAGTTCGCAACAGATACCGGTAAGTTACAAACTGGTCAGGTCAGCGGGCTTGACGGCGAATTGCTTGATAACATTGAGTTCTTTCAAAATTATGGGCTGTCAGCTGTCCCCCGGCCAGCTGACGGCGGCAAGGGTAGTGAAGTGATTCTTGCGCGCTCTGGGTCCAGTTCCCGCATGATCGGTCTAGTTCGGGATGACCGCAGGTTCCGGCCTGTTGCGTCGGCGGCTGGGGACGTGATGCTTTATAGCTGGCTTGATAATCCGCAAAGCGCACATATTGCGGCAAAACACCGCATAGCCCTTTCGACTGATGGAGGGCAACGCAAGATTATTATCAGGGCATCCAATGGTATTGAAACAGAAATTCTTGTGTCAGATGAAGGACAGATCACGCTGACCGTAGGTAGTTCCACCGTTACCGTTACTGAAAGCACAGTATCGGTACAGTCTCAGACCGTGACTGTTAACGCCTCCACTGTAGCGGTTAACGGTTCTTCCGTGTCTGTAACAGGTGAAAACGTTACAGTATCCGGTACTAACTGTTCCGTCACTGGTTCGATTGGTATCAGCGGCCCCGTTTCCATTAATGGCAACTTGGAGGTAACGTAAATGGATGTTGCTACGATTGGAAGCACTGGTGGGCATGGCGGAATTATTACCACAGGTGGCAAAACGACTGCTGGTGGAAAGAAAGTTGCGCGAGTGGGGGATACTTATTCTTGCCCCATACATGGGGCACAAACTGTAACTACTGGATCAAGTGTTTTCAGTGATACTGGCGCGCAAGTGGCATTCGTCGGGTGTTTCACCAGCTGCGGGGATGTAATTTTAACTGGTGAATCGTGTATTCAACTAGATCATTAATGAGGCAATATTATGGTTTTTCTTTTGAGCTGGGATAGTGATATTTTTGTGGGTGATTTTGATGGCGATAATGTACTACATAGCGCAGTCATTCAGTCCCTTTTTACTTGGAGACGTGCCCTAGATTCTGACATTCTGCCGCCAGATCAAGACCGGATGGGCTGGTGGGGTGACGAGTTCGGGGCTGTCCAGAATGATAAAATGGGGTCTCGCCTCTGGCTGCTGCGCCGCGAAAAGATAACGGAAGAAACGTTAAAGCGAGTCAAAATATACACTGAAGAAGCCCTAAAATGGATGATTGAAGATGGGGTTGCCAGTTCTATAAATGTGTTTGTGGAACGCGACGCCAGCAACAAAGACAGGGTGAATTTATTGATTTCCATCGCAAAACCAGATGGTACGATTGAGAATTTGACCATTCGCGATGCTTGGGCGGCCCTGAAGTAATAAATACCCCAGATGATATAATTCTGGGGTACTTTTTATGAATATTCAAAATGATATTGGGTTTATTCGGCCTGACCTGAATGAACTAATTGAGCAGGCGAAGACAGAATATGAGGCGCGTTTAGGCACTATTGATAGTGATCTGCGACGCAATACTACTGATGTTGTTGCTGCTGTTCAGGCCGGAATGACTCACCTGCTTCACAGTCATATGGGTTACATCTCTCTTCAATCTAATGTTCTAAGTGCTGAAGCTGAATATTTGGAAAGGTGGGGAGCGGTCTGGGGAGTCAGCAGGAAGCAGGCCACAGTAGCAGCTGGGTTGGTCAATTTCAGTGGTCTTCCCGGCTCTGTAGTGCCAGCTGGCACTACACTTTTACGCACATCTGATAATGCTTCTTATTATACGACTGCCGAAGCAGAAATCCCGCCATCTGGTGCCGCGTCTGTTCCAGTCAGCTCTTCTGATGCTGGCGCGGCATTCAATTGCGCACCGGGTGCGCAGATGACCATTCCGCTGGCGCTGTCTGGCGTTCAGTCTTCTGCTGTTGTTGCCTCAATCACTGGCGGAACAGATCAGGAACAGGACGGAAAGCCCTACACTAAACAGGGATACCGGGGGCGGATTCTTGACAGAATCCAGACGCCACCGCATGGCGGCAGCGCCGGAGACTATCGGGTTTGGGCGCTTGAATATCCGGGAGTAACTAGAGCTTGGGTTTCAGCCGGTGAGATGGGGGCAGCAAGTGTTACGGTTCGCGTTCTTATGGATGATTTGTATACTAATGGTATTCCACCAGAAGAAGTAACAGACGATATTCAACTTTATATTGATGAACGCCGCCCTGTGACTGCGGTTGTTTATGTAGTGTCTCCAATCCCACAGCCTGTTGACTTCATTATTTCAAACCTTAGCCCGAACACTCCTTCCGTTCGGGCTGCCGTCGAGGCGGAAATCAGGGCAATGTTGCGGCGCGAAGGCGCACCCGGTGCGCAAATCCCGGTATCCAAGATCTGGGAAGCCGTGAGTGTGGCAAGCGGTGAGGCCAGCCACACAGTCACCTCCCCTGCCGGACCGATGGTTCCGGTCACCCCGAACCATTTGATTGTGTTCGGTTCTGTAATTTTCGCGTAAGGGGTTAGACATGGTTAATGTTGTTCCGCATTTGTTCCAGCTTGTTCCGCCCGGCCCGGCATGGCAGGGGCAAGAAATCACAAACTTTTTTGCTGCTATGGGGGCAGATTTTCAGGCAGCTGCTGACCGGGCTGACCAGCTGCTGATTGAAATTAACCCTTTGACCAGCGGGGAAATGTTCGCTGCGAGGGAGGCGGAAGCCGGTCTGCCCGATGAATGTTCGCTAAATCCTACAACCCAAGAGCGCAGAGAAGCCCTAATTACCCGCTGGCGCGGTCGTGGTGGGCAGACCCCTGCCTACTTTTTGGAGCTGGGGCGTTCTCTGGGCTATGACATTGTAAAAATTGAAGAATTCCGTCCGTTCACGGCTGGTTCGGTTGTCAGTGAGCCGCTTTATAATGATTCTTGGAATCACGTGTGGGGAGTCAGAGTTCGGGGGTCTGGCACCAAGCATTTTTCAGCCGGTTCGGGCGCTGGTGAACCCCTATCAACATGGGGTTTTGATCTACTGGAATGTGTCATCCGCAAGTATTCGCCCGCGCATACGCATGTCATTTTCATGTATGAGTGATAAATAACTTGACTTGTTTTTATATTTTAAGGTGAAAAATGGAACGAATTAGGCATCCGAACCGCGTTACTACTATGCCAGAACTGGATTATACTCCGGTTAGCCCCGGTTATTTCACTGGTGGCAACCCGTATACTGGTACCCCGGCCACGACGGTTACGGCAGACTTCCTGAACGCTGTTCAGGAAGAGATTATTAACGTGGTTCAGCTGACCGGTCAGACCCCTGATCCCGACAACAATGCTCAGATGGCAAGCGCAATTAGTGCGCTTATTGACGAGGCTGGTTTCAGGCTCATTTCCACAACTAAAACGGGCGATTATACCGCTCTGATTGATGATAAGAACAAGGTATTCAACTTTACGACTAGCTCTGTTCTGAATCTGCCGGCTGCTGCTGTAGCTGGCAATTGTTTTACGGTTGGGGTTCGTAATTCCTCCCCCGGCCTGCTAACCGTTCAACCGTCTGGTGCGGAAACCATTGATTCTGCTGCGTCTTTTCGGGTTGGCACCGGGCAAACCCTGCTGATTATCAGCAACGGTTCTAACTGGTTTACGCTCGGCGGCTCTGACTCTGTACCGGTTGGTACGGAAATGCTGTGGCCCGGCAAGACTGCCCCGGCTGGATATTTGATTGAAAATGGCGCACTGGTTGCGCGTTCGACCTACCCGCAGCTGTGGGAGTTTGCGCAGGCCAGCGGAATGATTGTTTCGGATACCGAATGGACTGGTTCTGTTGCGAACCGGTCGAAGTTTTCCAGCGGCGACGGTTCCACGACTTTCCGTCTGCCTGATCTCATTACCGGGAATCTTTTTATTCGTGCGCAGGCAGGAACGGAACCTGACTTCGGGCGGCGGCAGGATGATGCTTTCCAAGCATTCCAATTGGTTAACAGTGTTGACCCGACACTTAAGTTGACGAACAACGGGCTTGAGGGGCTGGGGTCCGCCACGGTTTCCGCCCCCGGTGCCGGGCGCGTTCATGTAACCAATGGCGCGGCGGTCCCCTTTAACCCATTGATTCCTGGGGAATATCTTGGAAACGGAACACCGCGAACCTCAAATGAAACCCGCCCAAGGAATGCCGGTCGTCTGCCGATCATCAAAGCCTTCAGCGCCGCAACTAACAGTGGTTTGCTTGATCTTACTTCGCTCGCTAACGAAGTGTCTGGCAAGGTGCCGATGAGTGCTTTTACTGGCATCAATCAGAGTCTGACCACTAACGGCTGGCAGAAGCTGCCCGGAGGTTTGATTCTTCAATGGGTTACCGGCTCGGCCATGACGGCTGCCCCATCGTCTGGTGCCGTGGCAACCCTTACGCTCCCAATTACGTTCCCAAATGCGCTGCTCGGTGTCAGCGTTACTGCTAAGTATGTGTCAGGCAACGGCTGTTCAATTGCTGAAAATGCGTCGGACACAACTAATAGCGCGGTAGGGGTTTTTCTTGCGAACACTACTACGGCATCGGGGACTTACATTCCGCGAATCATTGCTATTGGTTATTAAGGGGGATTGATAAATGTATTACTTTAAAGACGGTGCTTTTTATCTTGATGGTCTTAATGTCATTCCCGACGGCGCGGTGCTGATCAGCGCAGAACGGCACGCTGAACTGATGAATTGGCAGGCTGCCGGCAAGGTCATCATCGCAGATGTTGACGGGATGCCGACGCTGGCTGACCCCGTTGAAGTAGAAGAAACACCAGAGGAAAAGCAGGCTAAGGTTGATAATCTGCGTAAGCTGGCTTACGCAGCGGAGGCAGACCCCCTGTTCTTCAAGTGGCAGCGAGACGAAGGCACCAAAGAAGAATGGCTGTCAAAAGTCAATGAAATTCGTCTCAGATACCCCGATATTGTGATGTGATTAAATGTTTCACGATGGTAAAAATTTACTTGATTTAGCTTCTTTGGTTTTAGTCTTTGGCGCGATTGCTCAGTATTTACCGGCAATCGCTGCCATACTTTCGATTATTTGGACTGCTATCCGTATTATTGATTGGATACAGTCAAAAAGGGGGTAAAAATGAAGAAATCAATCACTGTGTGGATTGTTGTTGCTTTTCTGGCGTATAGTTTGATCGTTGTGCCGGCTTTTGCTGCCTTTGGTATTGTTCTCCCTGTTGTCGGGATTGGTGAACTTGTCAATATTATTAGTCTTCTTTGACAAATAATTCTTTTTCAGCTGCCCGCCGTCTAGTTAGACCGGGCAGCACTTTACCCGCTGCTTTGTTCCATCTGGCGAACTGTTCAGCCGCACCAGTGAAATCACCAGCATTTAGCAGTCGCAACAGGGTGCTGTTTTTAAACGCTCCAATTCCGATATTGTATACAAATGAAATCAAAGCCCCTTTTTGATTGTCGTTTAATGGGGCTTTAACAAGCTGAAGAATGTCTCTTTCTACCTGTTCACAGTGCTTGACCAGCTCTTGTTCTGCTTCCGCCTGAGTGATGACCTGCCCCTGTTTAACGGGCTTGTTATTGATTTTTGTGGTGCCATAACCGATAGTCCATACGCCAGCTGGACACAGGTAAGCTCTCGATTCAAAGCCTTCAAATTCCTTGATGATGTCAAGATAATTCATAAAAAATACCCCCAGAATTAACTAGGGGTATTTATCGTTTTATCAGAATATTATTTGCCGTTTTGCTGGCTGAATCAGGTCTTGTCTTATCCTTTTTATCATCTCTTCTTCTGACTCGTCTGGTAATGGCTCTTCTGGTTCTGACTTCTTTTTACTGGTTCTGCGCACTTTTGCTACCACTGCCGCGCCACCTTGCGTCAGTGCGTCTGCTCTCAGTATGTTAGTCGTATGGTCATAATGCTTTTGAATTTGTTCAACAGAAGTCCCGCAATTCCGCGCTACTGTGTAGGCATCAACCCCAGCTAAAAGACGTTCTGTAATGTAAGTGTGTCGAAAACTGTAGAGCGTTCTTTCTTTTCCATCCCCATCAACCCCCACTCCGGCTAAGTCCATTAGTTTTTTCATGGTTTTAAAGCCGAAATTTTTGATCGGTCCGCCTTTTTCTGCGCGTAATATTAGTTTTTCAGATCCTTCTTCGTCCCCAAGCCATTCGCGAAGCCCCCTTAGTACAGGCTCAATTTCTGGCATGGGCACACAAACCCGTGCGCCGGTCTTCGTTGTTTCTCTAATTTGAAGAGTGACATGCCCGTTTTGAACCCGCACATCTGACCAACGCAGCTGAAACAACTCACCCGGTCGAAGCCCTGAGTAGTATACAATTTCGATGGCATATTTGATTAAATGACGCTGGTAAGTACGACTCAATGGGTCTTCAGTATTCACCCATTCGTCCATTACATCGAACAGCTGGCGAATTTCATGGGGTTCTAGGTGCGGTCTTCTGCTGGTTCTGGGGTCGCTTTCAGCTCTCGTCATTGTCGGTAATGGGAAATTTGGTATGGTTTTTACTAGCTTTTTTCTTTGAAAAAACCCCCACATTTGCGTCAATAAGCCGCGCTCCATCCTCCGAGTTGCTACGGATGGAGTCCCGGAATCCTTTCGTTTTTTAGGGTCGTTAGCCCCCGGCCCGGAAGTCCAATATGTGTCACGCCAGTTCCAATAACCTTCCATATCGTCGTCATTTATCAACTCAACGTTGAAATCGGAAAAGTAGCCGAGCAGATATCTGGCACCAATGCCACGATGAAGGGTCTGTCTGTCCTGTGATAAATTTATCACACCTTCCTTCAGCCATCTGTCAAAGGCTTTTCTGAAGGTCACAACCTTCACCGGTTGTTCGTTCCTGACTCTCATTCTCAGTTCAAAATAGAACTCGGAAGCCCATGCGCAGGCCGCCCCAAAATCGGTTGTTCCTGAACTTTTATCAACATATCCCTTGACGCCGGGAACCTTAAAACGCCCCTGCCATATGCCCCGGACTGCCCTGCTGTCCTGAAACAAAAGGACGTTCCCGCCCTCGAGGAAGTGCTTATCCAGATACCGCACCATGTATGTGTACCCCCAAAAAGCCAC